CCACAAGGCCGGGCGGCGCATCCTTTGCACCGCCAAAAACCTCGACCGCGCCCGCGACAAAGCCCGCGCCCAGCTTAAAGCCATCCGGGTGGGCAAGGCAGACTTGTCCGAGATTACCCCCGCCCTGCTCTCCGAGTTCCAACAATGGCGAGCCACGCGGCTGGAGTCGCCCAAGGTGTCCGAGGCCGTGACTCGCTACATGGCGCACCTCAACGATCGCAAGGTGCAAGAGACGCGCATTGTGGCCTCCGACCTTGCTAAGTTTGCCAAGGCCCACCCTTGCCGCATGAGCGAGGTCACACCCGACCAAATCCGCGACTACCTCGACCGCCTGCCTGTTGGGCCTCGCCGCTACAACAATGTCCGCACCGCCCTCGTCAGCTTCTTCTCGTGGGCCCGCAAATCAGCGCTCATCCCTGACGGCATGACCGCGCCAGAGCGGACGCACACCAAGACTTTGGACACAAAGCCTGTGGCGATCTACACGCCGAAGGAGTTCCGCGCCCTGCTTGCCGCCGCCCCAAGCGGATGGCGGCTCGCCCTGGCAATCGGTGGCCTCGCTGGCCTACGCACCGAGGAAATTCAAGGACTGCGCTGGGAGGACATCAAGCTCGGCAGAAAGCACATCGAGGTGCGGCCAGAGATTTGCAAAACCAAGCGCCGTCGCCTTGTTCCCATCTTGCCTGCGCTGGCCTCGTGGATACGCAAGAGCGAACCGCAGCCCGGCGGCATGGTTGCCCCGCAAGATAGGATCGACAACCTCGCCAAGCGGCTCCGCAGAAAAGGAGTTCTGTGGGTGAAGAACGGCCTGCGACATTCTTTTGGAAGTTATCGATGCGCCGCCGTGAAAAGCGCCTCACAAGTCGCGCTGGAGATGGGCAACTCCGAGGCCGTAGTCCGCAAGAACTACCTCGAAATGCAGGAAAGAAGGGCCGCAACCGAGTGGTTCCAAACTGGTTACTTTCCTCTCTCAAATTCTGTAAGTCGTTGATTTGTAAGATGCCGGCGGAGGGGGTCGAATCTACACTACTTGGTTTGAGTGGCTCCAAATGGTGCCATCCGACACAGGAAATTGAGAAAATCGGGCGATAACATAGAGTCGGAATAGTGGTTACTTTCTGGTTTCATTTGGCAAAATATTTTCACCCACACGCCACGTTGACCGCAACAGAGTAAAAAAGCCGTAGTGTGGGGGCTTGTGGGGGACTCGCTTCATGGAGTAACCCGGATGTAACCAGTTTTATATGACTTGACATAGCGCGCCGCTTCGTGGCGTCCAAGACCAAAGGCTGGCAAAAGTATCTGGCAGTCAGTTGCACCCACGGGGCCGAGGCCGACCCCCGCGCCCTCGATGCCATGCTTCGGCTTAAAGAAGCGTGGAAGCCGCAGTTCACCCTGCACCTTGGAGACGCCATAGATGCCCGGTGCCTCCGCTCTGGAGCGCGCAAAGACTCGGACAGCGCAGACCACGCCGCCGACTTGGCTGATGACCTCATGCAGGGGTTGGCTTTCCTCAAGCAACTCAAGCCGAACGTCTACCTTCTCGGCAACCATGAGGCGAGACTAACCGAGTTGGCCCATTCGCCCAACGCCGTCCTTTCCTACGCCGCCGGCAACGTCATGGGCCGAATCATGGACGAGATGGGCAAGATTAAGTGCCAGGTCGTGCCATACGTCGGCGTTCACCCGGCGGGCATATTCCTGCTCGGCGACACGGGATTTACCCACGGATCTTTGTATGGAGTTTCTGCCGCTCGTGACGTGGCAGAGATGAGCGGGCGCAGCATTGTTATGGGCCACACGCACCGCGTGGCGATGGAGTCAGCTAGGACTCACGCCAAAGCCATCGGCTATAACATCGGCTGCGGCATCAAGCTGGACATTGGCTATTCGGCCCAGCGCCGGCAGACCCTTGGATGGCGGCACGCGGCGGCATACGGGCATTTCAACGGTTCTCACTGCACGGTGAACATCGCGGTCTTTGATCCGCATTACCACCTCCCCCTATGAGGTCAAAAATTTTGACCACCAAGGCTGGCGGCAATTTGCCCCCACCCCTCGATCCTGACCTCGCCCAGTGGTGCGCGGCCCTCTCGACCCAAGCCGCCACCGACGAAGTGCCGCCCGGCTGGCTCCGCATGAGCGAGATCGCCGCCCTACTCGGAAAAAGCGAAAGCCACATGGCAAAGCTCATCCGCAAAGCCGCCGAGCAAGGCCGCTGCGAGACGGCGATGTTTCGCGTTCCCTGCGGGCAGCGTGTTTTGGCGCTTCGGCATTACCGCCTCAAATGAAAAAGCCCGCCACAGCCCCGCGCAAGCGCAAGAAACCCGCACCGACGATGCGCTTCAAGCTCGACGGCCAATGGTGGCGCGTCCGGGTAGAGCGTCCACCCGACAAGGAAAAGCTCGACGGCCTGTGCCATTACCGCCGCAAGACGATCTGGCTAAATCCTTCGGCTGTGAAAGGCGACTTACTCGGCATTGTGACGCACGAATTAACGCACGCCTGCATCCCTCCGACTGACGAAACGCACGTTCGGGACTTGGAGCGGCTGGTCTGCGCGGTGGTTCGGTGGGCGGCGACTCGGTGCAATGACGGCAAAATCAGCATCGGGAGGCACAAAGCTTCGTGACCTTCTGGCCGCTCGTCATCACCACCGTCTGCTACCTTTGGACGGCCTACGGATTCTGGAGCCAAGGACAGCCAGCCCTCGGAACGTGCTTCCTGTTTTATGCCTGCGCCAACGCGGGGTTCATGGCGATTGCTTTGGGATGGCGCTAAGGAAGGGGGCAAATTGCCCCTCCCCTTGTGTGAACTTCGCTATGCACAAAGCGGCGTTGTGTATATCAAACGGCTCTTTGGTTTACGCAAACAGCTTCATAAACCAACGCATCACGCTGAAACGAACCGCAGTTCGCCTCGGAGTGATGCGCGGGATGAAGCCGATGCCGCCGTATGGGCCGTAAACAAGGCCAAACTCGGTTGATCGGTGCATAGGTGTCCTCCTTTCATGTTAATCGCTTTGCCAAATAAGCCTTGAAGCGCGTAAACTCGACGGGGTTAAGGTCATCCTTCCTGCCGGGGCTAACGGTGCGGTGGTCGGTCACATCATCCAGCGTGAGCCGATACAGCTTCATAAGTGGCTCAAGGTATTCGGCCATCGAGGCCATCTCGTCCTCGCTTAACGGGCGCTTGTAGGTGTCGCCTTCAAAGGCCGCGCCGATGCTCCAACTGTTCAAGTCGCGCTTGCCGCGCCATTCGCTGCGCCCAGCGTGCCATGTGCGCTCGTCTGGATCGGCCAACGTGGAGCGCCGTCCGTCCTTTGCTACGATGCAATGGTAAGACACGCGGCTGGCAGGATTCATGCACCACGCCACGCTGCCAGCGTAAGAGCCCGAAGTGTGATGCAGGACGATAGCCTTCGGCTTGATGCGCTTGCCCTTCGACACGTTCGGCGTGTTGAGCAGTTTTTCGGGGTAGCTCTTAGGGCTTTTCGCCTTTGTGCTTGGGGCGCTTTTTGGTGGCGCGCTCGGCTTCTTTGGCTCGCTTGGCAAGGATAGCTTGGATGGCGTGGATAAGTTCCGCGAGATCGACGGTGGGCCAGCGCGAAAGACCGCGAATAAATGACTGAACCATTTGAGCGGGTTCACTTTTTGTAGCCGCTTAACGGCTGCTCGATCTCGGCAAAAAACTTCTTCGCGTTGAAGTCGTAGCCGAGGTTGAACTTGGTTCCCGCGCAGCCCGTGAGGACCAGCGCGGCCAGCGCCAAGATGACGGCGCGCATTACTTGCTCTCCCGGCGAAAGACCTCAAAGACTCCGACCAAGGCTATCACGGCGGCGGCGATGGCCGAAAACTGTTCGGGATCGACGGCCAGACCGAGGGCGGAAAGCAGGGCCAGCAGGCCCGAATAAGTGGACTGCTCTTTGAGTCTCGCAACGAGGTAGTTCATGCCCCCGCAGGGGTGTCAAAGCCTACCCGGCGAGATCGGTGACAGCCTCGGCGCTGGCCTCTTCAAAGCTCGCCGCAGGACTTCCAAAGCCGGCCGATGGTGCAGGTGTTGGATTCATCGCCCAGCCCAGCATGACGGATTCCAGCCATTGCTTGCAGGAGGTCATCTTCACGCCGAGCGGCTTGCCTGCTTGGAGTAGGGCCATCTCAAAACGCTGCAAGGCGAGCGTCTGGTAAGGCGAGAAGTATTGAGCAACAGCCTCTTCGGCGGTCATCGTCGCCACAGGCGGCACACTCCAAGCCCCATCCTGCCACACGGCATCTGCTGATGGCGCGGCTGGCTGCACGGCCCAATCGTCGGCCTTGGGATTACCAGTGGCCTGCCATGCGGCCACTTGGTCGCCAAGGTCGCGGACATCGTTCGGGTCGGAGATGCGGTAGTATAAGTTAGGCATAAACTCGCGGGTGGTTGGCGACGGTGGCGTTGCCGCTTGTATTGGTCAAAGCGTTTGCCGCTACAACGTCTTGCAAATTTCTTAAAAGCGGAATGTGAGACAATAGCTTGTCGGGCCTAATGTTTGACGGCGTAAAACCTTTAGAGAGAGATGCGATTTCTTCTGCAGTCAGTGCATCTTCCCAAGTGGAAAATTCTGCCATCGCTCCAACGCTATAAACATTGTTTGCCCTGTTCCATCCTATGTTAAGCTGTTGGTTAACCGCATTGCTGGATAGTGAGGACGGTATACTTCCAGAGAATGTAAGGGACTGCGAAACTCCGTTAACATAGCCATTCAGTCGCGTTGCATTAGTGGGCTGTGTTCCGTCAAATACCATTGCCCAGTGGTTCCATCCTGTTATGTTTTGCAATGTATTTCCGTTTCCATTTGTTGAAGATCCATTACAAATGACGAAATACATCCTATTGTCAGTAAAGTGAGTGATATGCGATCTGTGGCTCGTTTCCGTCACGCCGCTGCCAGAATTGAATCCAACACCTTGCTGAGAGCCTGAAGAATCGCGCCTTATCCACAGAGCCAATGTGAATTTTGTAAGTCCAAGGTGGCTGGTATAGGTTCCAGTAATGTTTGCCTGTGGGCTGGCTGTAAATCCGTAAGCCATATTTACGCCGCGCTCCTTACTTCGCAAACGACCAACTCCGCATCGCCTGTCATGGTGTCGCTGGCATTGTTCGCATCCCGTGTGACCTTGAGGCGGTAGCCGTCACCCGCCGTCACGGAGTCGATGGTGGTCAGGGTGATTTCGGTCACGGTCAAGATGCCGCTGGTGCCGTTGGCCGCTGCGGTGCCGCTGGCAATGGTGTCGAAAGAGTCTGAATCCAAGTCGGTGGTCATGCGTTCCAAAGACACATCCCAGACCACGTTGCCAGAGGTCGCGGTGGTTGCCATCCAGTGCAGGCGGATCTTGAGGCCGCTTCCGAGTGAGGCGGCTTCGGGGATGATGCTGACGAAGACGGCGCTTTCATCGGTGGCGTCATCGAAGTCGAGGACGGCGATGCTGTTGCGGGTGTCGAGGGTGGCGAAGGCGGTGGCAGGCGGTTGGTTGTGTTCGGCGGTGAAGACGGCGTAGGTCTTTGATCCTCCGCTGGCCGTAGCCGTCATCGTCGTGCCGCTAATCGACAACCCCGATCCCGCCTCCAGATACCGCAGCTTGCCCTCGCTATCGTCCCAGAAAACGATGCGGTCGGCGTTTGGGTCATCGGCCACCAGATCAGACCCCGACACGCTCAACACATCGGCGGTGGATGCGCCGACTGCGGAGATGCCGCCCGATGACGTAGCCGACAACTCCCCCGCCGAAAGACTCAAGCCCGATCCGATTTGGATCTCCTCGATGGCACCTGTGCTGGCGGTCGTGCGGCCCAAAATTCTTGCGGTGGCTTGCGTGAGGCCAGAGGTGGTGATGGAGCCGCTGGCGGCTGCGCCTGTAACGTCTGCGACAACGTGGGTGTGGGAGGCGGGCGCGTCCCCAACAAGAGCTATGGTGCCAGAGGCGTCTGGGAGCGTCAAAACTCGGTCATCAGTTGCGGTAGTATTAGCAAAAATAGCTCTATAGAATGGTGTGCCGTCCGCTTCGTTGCCAACCGAAACCGCCCCGTAACTTTGCACTTCGGCAAAACCAACTACGTCCGTAGTATTTAAATCCTGATCAAAAAGCTCATCCGTCCCCCCAGCGGCATGGCTCGCGGCATGGCTCGTCGGGTTCCTCGCGTCACTCAACCGCGCATCGTTCCCCTCGCAAAACGTCCCTGCCGAGGTGCCGAAAGAACCCGCCTCGATGACGCCGTTGGTGCCTGTTTTGAGTGGTAGGTTGGCGGTGGTGCCGACACTTACTTGGGAGCCTGTGTGGGTGTGGGTATCGACAGGGATGAGCGACCAATTTCCAGAAGTGCCGCCGCCAGAGCGCAAGCGGTATTGCTGCCCTGTGGCCGTGATTGTGACGAGCGTGTTGTAAACAAGCGGCGAAAGATTTACCACGCCACGAATCGTAATCGGCCCGCTCATTGTGCTGCCGCCCACAATGACGTAGGTGTCGCCATTTAGGGTGCCTTCTGCTTGTGTCGGCAATGTCAGCGTGATGCCGCTTGCATTGGTGTTGGAAACAGTAATCTGCCTTGCGCGATTAGCTGGCAGCGTTTGATCGGCGCTATAATTGACGCTTGTCACCGAGAAAATCGTCTGCCCGTTAATTTGGTGCGCGGCAATAGCATCCGTCTCGCCTGTGTGGTGGGTTGATCCGTGGAGCGTGGGCTGGCGGCTGTCGGAAAGGCGGCTGTCGGAGGTGCTGACGGCATTGGTGACATCTGTCACAGCCATACTATCGCCAACAAAACGAAATTGCTGCGCCGCATTGTCGCCAAAATTTGAAAGACTCGCCTTTGTTACAGATCCTGTCGGCCAGTTTGATTGATGCGGGTAATCCGTATCGTCTAAGTCGCTACTGACAACAATGTTTGCGCTGAGTGGCGCAAGTTCGTAAATGTGCCAGCGGCCAGCCTCAAAAAACATTCCGTAGGTTCGGTTCAGCTTGTAAACTAACAAAGCGTTGGCCGTTGTGTCCGTGGGCCAATAAATGCCATTGACGCCGCTGCCTTCGCTAAATCCAGCCGCTAAAACGGGGCCAGTGGCGTCATCTGCAACGATTTCGACCTGTGTGCCATCGTGGGTGTGCGCGGCAGCGGCGGCTCCTACGTCTGCCGCACTCAAGGAAACTGCGCCCGTCTCGCCATTAACGCTCGTGACCGCACCCGACTCGTTGCCCCACGCGGGGATGCCGTTGGCGACCTTTAGCACTTGGCCGCTTGTGCCGATGGCGAGGCGCTGCCCGGTGGACGCACCTTGGTAGAGAAGATCGCCCTGCGTGGTCAGGACTTCCAGCCCGGTGCCCGGCACGCCTTGGGGGCCAGTTGGGCCAACGGGGCCGACGCTGCCAGTCGGGCCAGCCGGGCCAATGGTCGGCACGACAACATTGACTGTCTGCGGCGAAGGAATCCCAACCTCGACCGCGTTGGTGTTCAGGCTGACCTCGACTTTGTGATACGCGGCCATGTTAGAGCGGTGCGGTGCGAGTGGTTACGTCGGAGAGGACTTTCCACAAGCCGCCGAAAAGCGTGTAGATTTTGTTGGTCGAATCTTTTACTTGAACATCGTAATAGCGCGTCCCTGCGGTGGCGTTGTCCGTGGTCAGAAGATCAAAGTGGGAAATCCCACCCGTCGCGTTGCTGTGGCTCGTGACCTCTTTGCGAATCACAGCGGCAGAATCTGCATCGGTGAGCGCGGACTTCACCGTCAAAAAAAGCGTGGCCCCTGTAAGGTTGTAGGCCGCGCCGTCCGTGTCTTTGACCGAGACATCGAGCCGCCCAGAGTCGCCCCGCGTCCAGCAAAGATCAGCCTGTGAGGAATTGCACGCGCTCATTTGTTCCGATCCCTCCATGCTTTGCGAACGGTCAGCAGTCCCGCGACGAGGCCGAGTCCAAGGACTCCTAAGCGTGCGGCAGTCTCAAGGTGCGGCAGCAGGCTCACAATCACGCTGCCGAGGGAGGTCGAGACGCCGATGAGTGGCCGCGAAAAGAAATCGATGGGGTCGTGGATGCTCATGTTAATACTCCGTAACGGAAACAATTATGCCGTTTGAAACAACTGCGGAATAACTGTTCAATCCATCTCCGTCTGTGAATGTAAACGTCCCGCTAAACGGCTGATTTGTATTCGTGCTGCCCGCCAGCGCCCGCATCGTGGTGACGTTGCTGGTGTTGGTCAGGGCGGGGAGCCCCAAGCCAATAGCCGAGCGGAAATTGGTCACGTTGGTGATGGAGAGCCATGTGGCACCGAGAGACAAGTTGGTGCGGGTGGCGGCGGAAACATTGGTCGAGGAAAACTGCAAAGCCGAAAAAAAGGTTTGTGACTCCGGTTCGTATTTCAGTTCTCCAGCCCACGCAATACCGCCAGCCTCCGTGATTTCCAAGTCGCCCTCGGCAAAACCAACGGCATTTGTGAACATTAGCTCGTTGGTTCCGCTGTAAGCGATGCGCCCGTTCGTGTTATACATCAGCGCCTTCATCGTCTGCCCGTAGCTTGTTGCCGCGCAGAGGGTGGCGAGGAGGAGGGTGAAAAAGGTTTTCATGTTAAATTTTCTGTGTGGTCAAAACTCCATCCGCGTCGATCGTCACGCGCCAAATCGTGTTGTCGCTGGCCCGCAGATCAAACTGGTTCATGGTGTTGGCAAAGCTGACAGAGCCTTCCGTCCCGCGAATCACATCGTTGTAGATCACACACTCGCACGGCATGGTGCTGGACGTCGTGCCGCTGACTGTCCAAGAAATTTCAAACTTGGCCGTGATTGAGTCTGTGTCCGCGTCAGGATTAAACTCGGCGGAAAGCTCGGTGGTGTTTAGCGCCAGGTCGAACTGGTAAACCGTGCTGGTTCCCGCGCCTGTCTTCGTCCACCCCGCATCGTTGGCGAGGAAGCTGCCCGTGTAGGTCTTTTTGATCCCAAGCTGCCCCGTGGCCCCGGCTCCCAACTCGACCACGCCGCCATTACGGACAAACTGCACCTCGACGGGCACGGTGTCGCGGCGAACAAAGTAATGCGTGTTGACCCGTTGCGTCAGGACGGGGGAAACGACAAATTCGGATGTGTCGAGGTTGATATAGACGCGCATGGCCTTGCCCTCGCCCTCTGTGTCAAAGCCGCTAACGGCTCTCTACGTCCCACCGAAATGGAAAAGCCAGCGGCCCCCGGCGCTCCTCGTCAGGATTGGCGGGATCGTATTCGCGGGATGGAAGGTTAAGAATCGCCGCCTCGCGGTGGCTGTGGCACGGGGTGAAGCCGTGAAACAACCCTGCTGGGATGATGAGAAGCTGCGGGGCGTCGGCGGAAAGGATGATGGTTTGCCCCCGCTTGGCCTCGGCGTCCCAGATGCCGACCTTGGCCGCGCCTGCTACGCAATACCAGCGATCCACTTGCAGCTTGTGGCGGTGCCATGCCTTCACCACGCCCGCCGCGCAGGTCGTGATGTATGCCTGACCGAATCCGTGCGCGTCATCCGAAGCCCGAAAGATTTCGGTTAGCCTGCCCCGCTCATCGAGGTGCGCCGTGAGTGGGCGGATCTCGGCTAACATGGCATCCATTGCTGCTGACGAACGCGGAGATGTCCTCGGTATTCGCCTTCTGTTTCGTGGTAGGCCCGGTGGTGGACGATCTTGCCGTCCTTGTCGCGCTTCACATGGTCGGCGACACAATGCGGGACGCAGGCAATCCGCAGCGCTGCCGGGTGCCAGCGATGCCAGCAAAGGAACAGGTCTTGCGTTCCCCTGCCGTCGTAGCCGCTAAAATCGGCCAGCGCCAGCGCTTTGGCCGACAGGAGGGTGCAGCCGAGGCCGCACCAATCTGACGGCACGATGGCCCCGCGACCAATGCCAGGGTAAGCAAAGTCCATCCACCCGCGCCTGCGCCATCCGTGCTTGGCCGTGACTTCAAACACGTTTCCGTCTGGCGGGCATTTCTTCACGCGCTCGGCAAGCCGCCCAAGACGCTTGCCTTCTTTCTCGCTGGTTGGCTCGGTCTTTAGCCGTTCTCGGCACACCTCTAACGCGCGGACAAGGCGGGGCGGGAGCTTGCGCTCCTTCTCGTTGAAGTCTTCGCAGATTGGATGATTTGGGCTCCCGTTGCCGCCTAAGAATAAGCCATTCGGGTAAGTGACCGCCGCGACCTCGTAGTAAGGCGAGCCGTCTGCCTGCGGCATGGTCAGCGCCCACTCGGCCACCCGGAGGGCATCTGCCGGGACAAGGTTGTCGGCCTCCACCGACCACAAGGCCGTAGCGCGGATCTTTCTCGCAGCGGCAAACGCGGCCCCCTGCAATGCGGCAATCCGCATTTGTGCGGGCGTCTGGTAGTCCTTGCCCTCGGCCCCTCCGTCATCGAGCGGCAGGGTTATGGCTTGGATACGCCAGCCTTCGGGCAGTTCGTGGCGGGCGCTCTCAATGGCCTGCTTGGCCTCCTCGCTCTGGTCGGTTGCCAGAACAAAATGCGCCTCGGCGTGGTGCCCGGCTGCGGCGGCGATGCGCCTCAGAAACTGCGGCCAAGCATAGAAGTAAGACCTTGTTGCGTATGTCGCTATCGCCAGCACTCGGAGGCGGCGGCAGTGTCAAAGGCTACCAAGCACTAAACTGGCTGTTTGCATTTCGGGCCACAGGCCACACCGTCATGGTTTGTCCAACTGGCGACGTGTCGGCCAGATTTGTCTGCGGGACGAAATACGAAAGCGCCTCCAGCGCACTGATCGCAAGCTCGCCCGTGGCGCTGGTCTTGATTTGCCTTGAAAAGTAAGTGGTCGTGGCTGGCGCTGACGGAAAATAAACGCGGTATGCCCCTTGCCGAGTTGCCCCGACAACCGTTTCGTCAGGGCTTGGTGAGCCGCCCGCTGCGCGCCCTTCAATATTGGGGAAGCCAGCGAAATCTTGGGCAATCGCTCGGCCCGCGTTTTCCAAGGCTGGATGACTCAGGCCAAAACTTCCGCTTGCAGACCCCGACGTAACGCTGTCGTTTGTGCTTGAGGTAAACGAGTTCCCAGAAACAGACAGCTTGCCCGCCGTGAAAGATTGGCCCGATGGATCGAGGTCGTAGGTGCCAGGCCTCGCCGTTAAAGCAAATCCCTCATTGCGATGCACCTTTGCCCAAATTGGATTCGGCTGCTCGTCGTTAAAGACCAGATCACACTCTGGCAGTCCCGTGATGGCCGCGCCCGTCTGACCATTGACCACAAAATTGCCTTTTCCGTAAAAAAACAGAGAGGTTGCGGCATCTCCGATTTCCTCAAAAACAAATCGCCCAGTTCCAAGCGCCCGCTCTGTTTGCCACACGATCGGGACGGCGGAAAATGCCGCGCCCCCCCCGGCTATTTCGGAGGCACTTGAAGAGTAGTTGGTCGTGTTTCCGTCAAGAGTTCGGTCGCTGATGCTTGTTGAAGAAACCAAAACGCTGTTGACCGCCGAGCGGTTTTCAGTCGTGCTGACATAGAGCCCCCTCCGCTCTCGGATTGTGCTGGTGCGATAGAAGCCAGAATAGGTTTCGACGCTGGTAAGCCACCGCGTTCCTGTTGACCAAGAGTTTTGCGTGAGGACAAACGACTCGCTGGGGCCGATTCCGTAGCTGCTTGACGCCGATTTTGTGGCGGTTGCTCGCTGCACAACATCCGTAACAATCGGAAGCTGGTAGCCCGCGATAGTTCCAACGGTGAAAGTCGCCAACGGCGCGGCTGGGTCTGCTTCGTCAAAGGTTACGGTGTATTTGGAAGTGGTGATCGTCTTGCTGACAGGCGTTGTAGAAGCGGAAGTCGAGACGAGCGCCATCGTCTGCGAGGGCGGATTTTGCACAAACGAGGTTGCAGTTGTGGCTGATTCACTGGCGGGATAGCCCGCGACATCCAAGGGCTCGCTGGCTGGTGCATTTGCGGCCCACAAGACTTCGTGCTGCGTTTGGGCTATTTCAACCCCATTAACAAACACGGGCCGCGTGAACCGATCCGCTCGGTAGTGCGTTTGTCTGTGGCCGCCATCGGATGCCGTTCCTGAGTTTGTGGTGGTGATGAATGTTTCTTGAGAAGATTGCGTAAAAGTCGCCAGCGTTATACTGGAAACCTCACCCGCCGTGGCGGTAAACAATGACTGCTCCGAATCGTAGCTCCACCCACTCGTTGCCACGCTGGCAAGTGTCGTTGGATAGAACGTGTATTCGCGTGTGCTTGCGGTCGTGGTTTGCACATTAACCGACGCCGTGGTTGAGTTTATGGTGCGTCCGCTTGTGTTGGTTTGGTTTCCTGCGGCCACATCGAAAGCAAACTGTGAGGTGGACAGGAATGTCGTTGAGTAATTGGTGGCAAGCGTAGTGCCGTTTGAAGTAACGGAGCTAAAACTTGAGGACGAACTGCCCTGCGTAAAAAAGCTATTCGTTTTTGTTTGTGACGGGCCGCTTCCAGTATTGGAAAGATAAGTTCCTGTGACGCTCCTGCTATGCGTGGACGAGTTGGAGCCCGACACGGAAGTGCTGACAGCCGCCGTGGTGTTTACCGTCCAAGTAATCACGGCTATGTGAGTCGGTAATAGTTGATCCAAGGAAGCTCGCCAACGGCGGGCGGCGAGTCTTTTGCCTTGGTCAGCCACAGTTCTGGTGTGGCAATGATGTCGCCGGGGCCGATGACGCGGTAAACTTGCCCCTCGGCAAACAGGCCGAATAGCAGCGTCACGGGATTGTCCACGCTGAAGAGCAAAGCGCTTTGCAGCGGAGGCTCTTCGGTATCAATCTCGATTGTCACGCCCGTGATGTTCACGCCGTCTGTGGCAATGACGGCCTTGGCGTAATGCAGGCCCGTGCCAGCGCACTCAAATTCCTCGTCCCAATTTGAAGGCAGGATGCCGTTGAGCGTTCCGGGCTGGACGCGCACAAAATAAGGCGGATTCTCGTCTTCAGGATCGGCGTCGGGATCGACGCGGGCGATTAAGTCCCACGGTTGGCGGGTCGTTGGGGCAGAGGTGCCGCCGCGTGGCAGGGAAGCGGCTAGGCCGATGTAGGTGCCTGTGCCGTCTTGTCTGACTGTGATGCCGCGCTCGCCCTTGGGCTTGTTGCGTTTGATCTCTTGCAGGATCGTGTTGAGACGATCGGCGCTCAGTTCGCGCAGGAGCGGCCTGTTGGGCAGGAATCGGATTTGCGCGAAATCGGCCATGACTTACCACGAATAAAGTGCAGCGACATCATCCCAACTGCTGAAGTTTAGCGTGTATTCGCGGGTGACTTCGTAACGATTGCCGATGGGTGAAGCGGTAATTGCCGTGCAGATCCAAAACGTGTCGGCAGGAGCGTTAAGCTCTGAAGGATTTGCAACTTTCGCAATCGGCTCAAGACTTGGAAGCGCGCTTTCTATTTCGGTAACGCGCCCAACAACTGAGGGGGCAAGGACGTATTCAACGCCTCTGATTAGAAAGGCATACAAAGGATACAATCTCCCAGCCATCGCATAGTTTTCGTCCGCATTAGGATCGCGCGCATCGACGCATTTTTGCACGGCTGCAATTTCCTCTTCGGTCAAATCAGAAAAGTATTCATGCGTCTGAATCGGCACTTCCCGCGTGCCGCCCGTTAGCTCGATCCTTTTTCCGTATTGGTTGTAACTGGCCCCACCTTCGCCGCCTTGGGAGTATTCGGCCACGGCGCGGCGGATGCCGCCCGGCTCCTCGCTCGCGCTGACGGAGGACAACGGGAAACCCTGCTCGGTTGTGGGGATGTTGAGGAGCGTCCCGCCTGTGGAAACGTAAACCTTCCGCAAAACCTTGCGGTCGCCGCTGTCTTGAAATCCGCCGCCTGTTGTTTCGATTAGTGCCATAGGTTATGAGGATGATTGAAGGTAAAGCCCGCCTGCATCACCGAGGTATTTGTTTGTCTTCTTCTGCTCGGAAACCATTTGCTGCATCAGTTTGCTTGGGTCTTCTTTGCGGCGGGTGTCGAAAAATTCGTTTGAGGCGAAGCCGATGCGTTGGAGAGAGCTTGCGCCGAAAGAGCCTGTCATTTTTGCTTGGCCCTCGGCGGCGCTCGCCGCTTCCATCTGGCGCTGTAGCGCGTTGGTCGCGGCAAGGTTGGCGGCTTGCTCAAATGTGGCCCCGCTCTCCATTGCGCGGTCGATGTCGCGCTGTTGCAGAATGTCTTCCTCCGCGCCCTTGTCGCCGCGCAGCTTGGCCTCGGTTAGCGCAATGTCTTGGTCAATGCCTCGTCGAGCTTTGGCGGTGCGTTCTTGTTCTTTGGCCGCTTGTTCTGCCAGCCTTGCTTTTTGTTCGGCCTCTCTTTGAGTTTCTTCAGCCGATCTTTGGGCCTCGCGTGTCTGCTTTTCTTTTTCTTGAGTGGCCTTTTTCTCTGACTCTAAACGGTCTTTAGTTGCTGCGGCTTCGTTTTCTGCGGCTATTGCAGCTTCCAGTTTTCCTTTGGCTTCCGCGATAAATTCTGGCGAGGCGCTTCCGCGAAGCTGATCGTCTAAGCGGCGGCGCTGTTCACGCTGCCTTTGTTCGCGCTGTATGCGTTCAGTGGCAGACGGATCTCCCGCTGAGGCGGACAGTGCTTCGGCGTCCAACTTTTGCCGCTCCAACGATGCCAGCAATGCTTGTTGAGCTTTTGATCTTTGGTCTTGCTCTTGCGAACGCAGGCCGCTTGTAACAAAATTAAGCCCAAGAAAATCCGCGCCTCGATTCAACAGTTGTCCGGGCTTTGCAGAAAAAAAGCTGGCAAACGCGCTGCGCGTGTCCTTGCCAATGGTTTCGTCAATAATTTTGCCTGTCTGGTCGGCCAAGCTATTTAGTTGCTTGTATCCAGATATGGCGGCATCCAGCGTCGGCGCTGCTCCCGCCTCGCCAAGAACCTGATTAAATTGCTCTTGAACCGATGTGGCGGCTTTTACTGCTTGGCTTAACTGTTCAAATGCCGAAGCAACCACCCTGCCAACGGTCGCCGCAACGCCAATCATTATGGCAAATCTGCCAAGGACGCCGCCAATTCCGTTACTGAATTGTTGCGGGGGGTCTGGATCGAACGCCTGCTGCGCGGCCTCACGCGCCTGTTTAAGCTGTTGCTGCAATTCCCGCAGCGGCCCAAGCCCATAGTCGCCAATATCAATGTCTATCGGCCCGCCGCTGCCGCCCGGCTGCTTTACTTGTGGCATTCTTGGCGCGGTAGATGCCCGCGCAAAAGTCTGCTGCACTTGTGTCGCCGTCTTTTGTGCATCGGCCAAGACGGACTGAAAGCCAGTTTGCGTCTGGTTGGCCGCTGTGATTTTTACTTTTACTTCAGCCATTGGCCTCGCCCTCCTTCTTGGCCTTGCTCTTGGCAATGGCAATGCGCTCGGCGTCGGTCACGATGTCGAGGTGTGAGCCACTTTCTGTCTCGTAGGCTGCGGCCTCATACCATGCCGCCGCGCCCACGGGGGTGGCCCACGCTTGCTGTTCGCTCATGCCGAGGCGCATGAGCCGGGCCACGGTGCTGATGGCGTTGGGGATTTTGGAAGGCTCGCCGCGCTCCTCGCCTGCTTTGGGTTGCTTGTTCCACATTTGCGGCGGGGCGCAGTAGTCCGCGACATAGGTGCGCCAGCGGGCAACCTCGGCCACAAAATCAATCTTGCGCCACTTCCACAGGCGGCAGGCCAGGGAATCCATGTCGGGCAAGACCAGCGCGGGGCGCGAGCAGATCCATGCGGCAAGCCGCAATTCCTGCTCGCTGCCCATCTGCCCGTGGTAAAATGGCGAGCCGATAGCTTCCAAGGTGAAGGCATGGCCCACGGAAAGCGGGAGCATTCGCAGCCCGCAAACGCGGTGTGTCGCGTTTAAGAACGCTTCAGCGGCCAGCGCATCCATAGCGCGAGCCCTTACGATCCGGCAAAAGCGACCGTGGTGACGGTGACGCGCTGGTAATCGGTGTTACCAAACCGCTTTTCAACTCGGATGGTGGAAGTCGAAGAATGGTCGCCCGTGGTAAGGGTTGATCCGCCGACTGTCGCCGTGTTGATGGCCGTGCCACGGATGTTGGTCTTGACCACATCGCCTGCCGTTTCGGCCTTTTCGGCGCTCAGAACAGTAAAAGAAATGCTGTCGAGCGAGAAGCTGCTGCCCGTGAAGTCGCCCAAAACCTGAGCCGAAGCCTCGGCGCGAGGGTTGTAGAATCGGATGGCCGCTGGCGAAGACGATGCGCTTCCGCTTTCGATCAGTTGCTCGTCCACTTGGGCGGTGATGGTGGCGTTTAGAACTTCGTTGCTGCCAATTGTGCCAGCGCCGAAGGTAGTTCCAACCGTCTCGGTGGTTGTCTCCGTGCGGACATACTTTGAGATAATCGTCGTGGTGACGCCGTTCTGGTCTTGCACCAGAAGTTTCTCAAACGTCTTGGCCGTGCTTTTGGAAAAAGCGCCCGAAACACCGTAGCTGATAGGCATACCCTCGCCGGGCGTGTCAATTCTGCTGGCAATAGAGGGTCACGCTAAGAACGTCAGTAATGCGGTTGTTGGCCGTATCGACCGAGTGCGCGCTTTCCAACAGCCCGGCAACCGTGACGTTGGCCGAGGTGAAGTCTTGGGCCACGATCTCGCGCAGGGTTTCCTCGACTTGCTCCACCACCTCGTCATGGGCGCTGGCGTATTCGCCGGGGCTGATGATGTGAATGGTGGCATCAGCCTGCCATCGGGCCAACTGCGGGAAGGGTCGGCTGGCCGACAAGCAGGCGGCGACAATGCGCCGGGGCGGGGCTGTGGTTTCCGAGTAGTAGGGATACACGGTGTAATCGTCTGTTACGGCGCTCGGAAGCTCGGTGCCAAGGTGGGCTGACACGATTTGCTCGATCTCATGGCGCAGGCTGTAGGTTTGCGGAGTGGCCGATGTCGGGCCTGTGGGTGCGGTGGCGATTCGGTCGCCTGCCACGGCGCTGATGCGGATGGTGTCGGTCTGGATGTTCGGTGCGGTGTTGCCCGAAAGCTCGACCAGATGCCATCCGTATAGTGTTAAATCGGTCTGTGCCGCGTTGATGGCGGCAAGCGCGGTGTTGGTATTGGTATCGTCCAAAATACGCGAGAGCGCGGCCACACGGTTCTTGTGGGATGTCTGCCAGCCTGTTCCGTCATTGGCCGAGGTCAGAACGCTAAAATCCATGCTTACCCGGCTGGCGGATCTCACCCCGCCCTCGACAAGCTCGGAGCCTGCCGCCGAGACGATAACGCACGGCAGGGCCAGCGGATCGGTCGGAACGGCATAGCGAATTGGAATGCCTGCGAGCGCGGTTCCCGTGCGGGCGGCTTCGATGCGGGCGGCAAATTGAGCTTCTAATTGGCGGTGGATCATGCGGCTTTTGCTAACTTGCCGAGGCGGTTGTTCATTTCGCGTTCGATCTGTTTCTGGCGGAACTCAAGCAACCAATTAACCCGACCTTGGCGGATTTTGTCGCTGGCGTTTTTTGCGGTGTTCGCCATTTCGATATACATATTCAAAGGATTGCCGAAGCTCCTGCGGCCCTTCCCGCTGCCTCGCGTAAGATTGTTGCTGACAAATTCTGGCAAATTGAGCGCGCCCGCCCCTACAAGTCCGAGGTCTTTCCATGCAGCGCCCCAACCCGCCTTGAGCGTTCCAACGCGCTTGGTCATTTTGGTCGTGTAGCTGTTCATTTTGCCTTTGCTAACGACAAGCTGCGACCAATGCGCTTGGTTCACTCGGCCCTGAGAATTTTGCCTGCTCTTGTGCAGATTGCGGTTTGGTTCTTGGCCCACATATTGAAGATTGCCCAACTTTGGCTCGCCCACTGCCGACACTTTCCGCGTCTGTGTGTAGCTGTTGACGCGCTTTCCTTTTTTCGTGGTATAGGGGCGCACCTCAACCAGCGTCGGGGTCTGATTGTTCAGAAGATCCAAGGCGCGGGCCTCTGAGTAATTTGGGCCACCCTGTTTCATGTATCGGCTGAACGCGACAGACACCCCGCGCACTCCGCTATCGGCCAAGATTTTGCGAATGACGGCAACGCTGACAAAGACACGGTTGATGTCTCGCGTGACTGCGCCGACGCCTTGGCCCTCGTCTTTCGGCGGCGTGATGGACAGCAGGCCATTGTCGCCGCTATCACGCACAAGCAGTTTTGCTTGGCGGATAAGTTCTTGCCCGACTTCTTTTGTTGTCGCATTGACGAACTTCGGGACGAACTTACGCAATTCATCCAGCGTAATGTCGGCTGAGACTGCCGCCGCCATAACTATTCGGCCAAGCCGCCCGCTGTGATTTCGACCACTGCGCCGTCCTGCGAGACGGCCAACACTTGAAGCTCTTGCCCGCGCACCGTGACGCGACTCCAGATGGCAGGAACGGTGTTGTCGATTTTGTCGAAGCGCGGCTCAAAGGCGCTGGCTTGGAGCGCCAGGCGCACGCTACGGATTTGCCTCACACCGCCTTCGGCCAATTCGTCGCGGGTTTCGGTGTCGCCAACTACAGCTTTGTAGTCGATCCCGCCAATGGTCACGCACTCGCCGCCGACATCGGTAATCGCGGCCACGCCAAGGATGTGCGCGGTGTCTAACTGGCTTGCCATGCCCTAATCCTTGGAGTCAAAGGCGTCAGGGTTGCGGCGCTTGAAGACCTCGGCCCCGAATTTGTTGGCCGCGTCGGAGTTCTCCACATCGTAGACGGCATCCGTGGCGACCTTGGGATCAAAAAACGGGTGGTTATGCAGAAACACAATCTCGCTGTCCAAGACGATCCCGGCTTTGCGCGTGCGGTGGGAAAATTCCGTGTCGGAATAAATGCCGTGATAGTCGCCAGACAGGATTCCTCCACCGTTGCCAAGCCAGCCGAGGGTTGGCCGGGTGCAAATGAACGTCACCATGAGGCCGTCCGTGCGGTGGCCGTCTTTCACGCCAAGCACTTTCGGGCGCTTTAGGTGCGGTTCCAACGCCTGCCAAACAAGCTCGTCCCAAAATAGCGGCGGCTCGATGTCATCCTGTGCGGTGACGATGATTTGCCCTGACGATGCCTTTACTGCCGCGTTGTAATTCGCCACGGCGTTTCCGCCGACTTGATCCATGAGGCCAGCGGGCGAAAGGCCGTGCTTGAATCGACCCAAAACGTCCCGCGTCTCGTCATCATCCTCGGCAAAACCAAAGATGTATTCCACGCTTTGCGGGTCTTTGGCCGCTTCCAGCCACTTCTTGCGCGTCTCGGCAGCTTGCAGCGGACGGCCACGGGTCGGGTGGCATACGCTGATCTTTGCCCCGCACTTCTTGAACCACTCCAATTCAAATTGATCGGCGCGCTCGGTGTCGCCATTGGCGCGCAGAGTGCAGGCGTAAAGCCCGACGCCGCCGAAGCCATAGACCACCGGGCGGTGTGTCCACGGGACAATCTCTGGCACAGGCAGGGCCATAAATGCGCGGGCATAGGCCAGGGCATCTTGCGCCTCGCCGCTGTCCAGGCTGGTGGCCGCGAGTTGGGCCAAGGCTTCCCTGCGCCACGGACTGACCTTGTAGGCTTCGTGCAATAGCGATTTCTTCGGCGCGAATGCCTGCGTCCGCATGGCGAGTTGCAGATAAAGCTCATACCGCTCATCCCCTGAGAGCGATTCGTGTTTGAGCGCCTCGATGGCGAGTTCCATGCCGCGCGCATCCTTTTTCATGCCGAAATGCTCAAGGCTGCCGTAGAAAATCCAGCGCGGGTCTTTGTCCCAGTCGGGCTGCGATTCAATGATGCGCCAGTTGCGGGCATTGCCGCGCTTTTCGGATGCCTCGTCTTTCTTTTCGTCAGGGGCGTGGACAATGCGGGCGTCCTCCCACCTCACTTGCCCGTCTCCCGATTTGTCCAAGGGTTCAAGGTGTTCGTGAACAGCGCCGTCCCACTTGGCCGTCCCGCGCCGCCAGATGCGCTCACGCAAGAGGTTTAGTCCATTATTGGTCAACCGATAGGGAACCATCGCCAGCGTGGTCGTGGGGGCCGTCTCGCGCAAATGCTGGCGGATGATGTCGCAGGACTCTTGCTCAATAATATCGTCCGTATCGGCCCAAATGAGCCAGTCGTGGCCGTCTGCCTCGGCCATGTCCGTCGCCATCTGCCGGGCGGCGGCGAAGTTGTCCACATGATCCCAAAACTGGAACGCTTCGGCGTTCTTGTATTCGCCCGTCTTGCACCCCATTTCGCGGGCAATGTCGAGCGAACGATCTGGTTCCCTGCCGCCGCAGGCGCGGACAATGTAGATGTGGGGCGTGAGCTTTTGGAAAGCCTCGATGAATCGCCCGATGTAACCCTCGCTATTTCCAGTAATAGCGACCAACGCCAAGGAAGGCTGTGTGTCCATGCGGCCACGGCGGGCCTGTCAACTTCACCAAAAGCAAAACCCCCGGCATAGCCAGGGGTCTGCTGAACACACGAACCAGAACAGTCTTTAGGCTTTCTTGGCGAGGATCTTAAGACCCGCCGTGATGCCGTAGGTGAATCCGCCCACCACCTCAAAATTGAGGAAATGAGTCCCATTTGCTGTGTTATAGTGACGGCGATAGCCCAAACCAATACCAGAGACGGGATCGACCACGGTGCGGGCTTCCAGATACTCTGAAGGAGCCTGCGGCTGGAGGGTGCGGATTGCCACGGCGATGGCCGAGGGATGCACCGCGAAGCCTGCGAGGGTGATGCTGGTTCCGACGTTGGTGGCCGGGATCAGGGTGGACTCGTAGACGTTCATGCCCGCCAGACGGCGAACCACTCCCTCGCGCACACCTTCGGGGCCGAAGTTGAGGTTAGCGAGGATGTTGGTGCTGTCGGAGAGGAGAGCGTCGTAGGCTTCCGGCTCCAAGAACAACGCGCGGTCGTTCTGCGGGGCTTTGGCCTTGGTAAGTTCCAAGCGGGCCTTGCGGACATCGGCCATCGAGAACGAGGCCGAGGTGAACGAGGCAACCGCCGCGCCGAAGTTACCCGTGGTGATCATGCCCCAGGCTGCGCTGATGAAAGCCTGCGCCACTGCGCGGCCCTGCTCTGCGCCGATTTCGGCAAGCATCTGCGGGGTGAGCGCGGAGGACTTGCTCCATTGCGTGTCGGTGAAATCGACCGTGCTGAGATAGTGCTTGTCGATCGTGACCTCACGGGCGGTGAGGGTAACGTCTCCGTCCGCACCTTCGTAGGTGTTGTTGAACGTGGAGGCGGTGATCGAGGAGATGAGCGGGATGCTCACCACTTCGCCTTTGCGCGCGGCTTCGGCGTTGTAGTTCACGCTGAAAGCGTTCAGCGGGTGGAGAGAATCAACGAACGCTTTGAGCGCCGCTGACGAGATGATGTCGTCGTTAAGACCAGTGATGGAGGCCATGTTAGTAGGTTATTTGGATTGTTTGAGCTTGTTGATGAGGGAGAAATCGCTGGCCTCAAGCGCCTTGCGGACGATTTCAAATTTGGTGGTGCGGTCGCCAGAGGCGTAAGCGTCTTCGACCGAAACGGAGGAACCGTTGCCCGTGATGGCGTTGTCGCCGCGAGCGGCGAGTTCGACTTCCAGAGCGGACAGCTTGGTCATCGCGGCATCGAGCTTCGCGGCCATTTCCGAATCAACGGGAGCGGCGACGGGCGCGGGAGTTTCTTCTTTGGCGGCGGCGAGGCCGTCCACGGTGGATTTGAGGTCGGCAACCGAAGCGGCCAACGATTCGATGGCGGCTTGAGCGTCAAACTCAACTTTGGCGACAGAACTATTTTCAGTCATGCCCACTGCGGCGGTGTCAACTTCGGGCGCGGCTTCGGGCTCCGACCCGGCGCGGAAAACACCGTCAGGGTTGGCGGCGGGGCGGGAAACCAGATCCACGCTGACCAGTTCCGAGACGCGGGCGAAGCGCTTTCCGTCTTGCTCGTCGGGCGTTCCGCTGAAAGTCATGGAAAAACCGACACGGTTTGGCGCTTTGGTCAGGATCTCGCTGTAGAAAGTGGCCTGCGGGTGCGAGCCGAGAAGTTCCAAGTCGGCGCGCAGTTGGTCTTCGACAATTCGAAAGTTGGCGAGGAAACCGATGAGGGAATCAATGCTTTCGTCGTGATCGACAAAGACTTTGACGGGTGAACCAGCAACGCCTGCGGCCTCGGCCTGCAACAGCGTCACATCGTCCACCAACATGGCATGACCGAGAGCCGGGCCAACGGTGGCGACGGAGATGCCTTCAAATTTTAGCGCGTCCATACTCGGACGGGCTCATGTCAAGCAGTCGGCTTCTTGCGACGGTAGATGCGTTTGCGCTTCTTGGGCAAGGCCAACTCTGTCGGTTCTTCTTTGCTTTCCAACTGCGGGGCGCTGTTCGCTGGCGCATCAATCGCCGGGACAACTTCCAGCACGGGGGCTTGCGGTTGCGCCTGCTCCACCCCGATCATCACACCAAGATCGGCGGCAAATTCGCGTTCGGTCGCAATCTCGGCCACGGCCTCCTTCCAATCAATGCCCTGCTCACCGAAGTAGTCCGAGAGCGTCATTAGCCCGGCCTTCACATCGTCGCGGCGGGCGGTGGCCTCGCGGCCTACGTCCACCGTGATCGAGCGCGGAGTTTGCCAGCCGACAGACTGCCAGCCGGGATTCATGGGAAGTTCTTTGCGCGAGATGGCGCGGGCAATCGCATAGCGCCAGAGTTTCGACAGGAACGCATTAACCAGCACATCCTGGCGGGCAGCAAAGCATCTCGCCGCCTTCTGAATGATAAACCGCTGCGCCACGCCGCCGATCGCGCTGGTGTCCCAAACAAACTCGTAAGGCAGGCCAAGGCCGATGGCCGCTGCGCGAATGTATTGCTCAAGGTGTTTGTCGAGCTTCTCGTTCGGGCGGTTCATCACGAAGGATTGAATGTCTTCCGTATTCTTCATGCGCGGAACCAGCCCGCCGCCGAAAATGCTTTCGCGGGTCAGGTTGCCGTTGCTGTCCTTGCTGAAGTCGCCAAGGAATCCCTCCGCGCCGATGTTCCCTGTGGAGTTTTTGATGACGAGGCCGATGCTGCTGCCAGCCTTTGCCGCCATCATCTCGAAGCGCAGCAATTCGTCCCGATCCAAAACGCTGTTGAGCGCCACGCCGATGGCAGGATAACCGCGCACTTGGTCGGCGCGCTCTGGTTCGTAAACGTGAAGCATGGCGTCGGCCTTCACCTCGCGGTGGCGGCGCGGGTATTCGTCGCCTTCCCCGATAAAATAGCCAAGCGGTCGCTGGAACTTGTCGAGCTTCACGCCGTCCACCACGCCGTTGTTGCTTGCCGAGGTGTCGGGCGACTCTACGCGGTGGGCTTCGACGATCTGCACGGCGGGAGCGCCGTCTGTCTTGGCTGTAAGGATGGCGAAAATTTCCCCGTCCCGGTCAATAGCCTCCGAGACGAGCATTTGCAGGGAGCGCATATCGTGCCGCCCGCTGATTTCGGGCGAGCGCGCCCAGTTCTCCCACCATTGCTCTGCCGCGTCGTCCCACGCTTGATCACCTGACATGGCTTGCGGGCGAATGCCGATGCCGCTGCCCACGGAATACATGGCCTTGTCGCGCACTGCGCCCCGCACTATCGCGTTGTTGTAGAAACATTTACGCGAAAGCGCCATGAGGCGGGTGCGGTCATAGGAGGAAAGGTCAACTTTAGAATCCTGCGCTTGCGCGTAAACCCAACCGCGCTCCTCGCTGCGGTGGTTCACGGCCTCAATCATGCGCGAAAAGCCAAAGCGCGCGGCGAGGCGGTCAACAAATTTGGTCTGCTTGGTCTTCATGTGCGATTCGGGAAGCGCATTTGCGTCACACGCGAGTTGCCGATTGTCCCGGCATTGATGGCAAGGGCCGTCTCGATGAGGCCAAGCATATCCCATGCATCGTAGGACTTTTGCAGGGTGACGCTGCGCCCGCCCACACTGCTTGACACCACGAACGCTTGACTCGCCCCGCCAGCAAGGATCTGAGCCTTACAACTGGCTTTGAGTTGCGAAAGTTCAGAGGCCGTAAAAACTTGGGCCAAAATAGCAGCGTCCGTCACGCACTCGCGGCGTGTGTCAAGGAGCGGGCTGGCCCGCTTGGAACTGCGACATGATGGAGTCGATCAGAACCAGCGCCATCTTCTCACAGTCGGCCAAGTGGTTCGGCCCAAGGCGCTGCCACCGCGCCACGCCTTCCTTTTCGATCAGCGCCTCGCCCTGCAACTGCGAAACGTAGTCCTTGGCGATGTCGCGCGGCAGATACCAGCGCCCCCGGCCATCGCGCAAAACGTCATGGTAAAGCCGCGCCTGCCAAAACTCGGCGTCGAATTGCAGCATCCAGATATTGTGACCCGCGCCCAAGATTTGCTGAAATTTCCACGGCTCGCGCAATCCCTGCGACACCGTGCGGCCCTTGGCCGCGCAGAATAGACCGCCCGACTGAGCAACGAACGAGTAAACGCCTGCCGGGGTCTTGGCCGCATAGCCCGAATCGACCACGCCCTTGAAGCATTTGTAATGGCGAAACTTTTCCATGACCAAATCCCACCCAATCGCCGCCCCGTAATCGACCAAGTAACTGCTCCCGTCTTCGTGCAATTCGCGGATAATCCACCACAGTTCCGTTTGCTGAACGTCCACCGACATGATGCGGCCCAACATCTTGCCTTCGGGCGGCTGGCCTATCGTGTAACGCGGCGAGGCATCCACCCGCTCGCGGATCATCGCCGTGGTGATGAGTGACCCCGCCGCCACCCAAGGCAGGGCCAGTTCGCGGTTGAAGAAATCTTGCAAGCCCCCCGGCGTCTCGCGGTCTTGAAGGAATTTCACGGCCAGATCCGACCACCGCCGCCAAGGAGCATAGAGCGAGGACAGATGGTAGCTGCGCCGCCCTGGCTCGGCGGCAAGGTCAGTCGCCCGCCATTCGCCACGCTCAAGCATCTGCGCTTTGTCGGCCTCGGTGTGCGCGTGGTCGCACTTCGGGCAATGGCAACGCGCCGATTCCGAGACAATCTCCATGTTCCACGCGGAATCTTGCTTGGCTTCCTGCGCCCACTTGATGCGCTCCCACTCCAAGACAAACATTTCGCCGCAGGCCTCGCACGGGACGAAGTATTTGCGCTGGTCGCCTTTCAGCCATTCTTCCCAAATGGCCCCATCCTCATAGGTCGGGGTCGAGGTTGTGATGATGATATGCTGCGGATAGGTCGCTACGCGGGCCTCGGCCAACTGCAAAGGCGCTGATTCCTTGCCGCCCTTGGCCGGGAACTTGTCCAATTCGTCCATGCACAGCGCGGCAATCGAGCGCGAGGAAAGCGAGGCGGGGCTGTTGCTGCCTGTGAACCACACGCTCATGCGGTCAAAGTGTTGTTCCAAAAGTCGGTATTTGTCGGGATCGGCCTGCTTGTGCCTAGCGAGCGTCGGGTTCTGGTCAATCAATGGCATCCACCGCGTTTCCGAAAAAGACCGCGCCAGGTGCGTGGACGGCATGACCCACAGACAAGGCGCGGGCGAGTTGTCCAATTTGTAGGCCATGCCCACGATGATGGCCGTGGTCTTCGATGTCTGCGCCCCCCATACCAGCGCCAGCCTCCGCACCCTTTCGTCTGCGAAGCATTCCAACACTTCGCGCACATACGGCGTGCGCTGGGTCAGGTAGCTCCCCGGCTTGTTCGTGATTCGCTCGGAGAGCTTCAGATTCCCCTCGGCCCACGCCACCACCCCCGGCTTTGGCGGGGCAATCGTCACTTCATGGCTTGCCGCCCAAGCCTCGGCTAATCCGCCTTGGTCTGCTCGCTCAAGGATGGCGGCAATGTCGCCAGATGTTTTCGCAGTATCGAGGTCGCCTGTTCCCCCCATTGAAACGTCGAAAAATCCTGCACCGCCGCCGAGATTAGCCCACGAATCGCCGCCACCGTCTCGGCTTTGTTCAGCGTGGTCTTGGTCATCGAAAGGAATTGCGAAAATTCCTGCTCCGCTTGTGCTGCTGCCTTCCGACTGTCCCGCCACGCTCCCGCCAGTTCGGCCACTGTGCGGCTGTTTATTTCGTCCACGTTGGCGGCAGCCTTCCAAAGTTCGTAGTGCCGAAGCTCGCCCTCGGCGGCGCGGTCGAGTCGCGCCTTCGGCCCCATCGCCGGGTTGCTGCTCGCGGGCGGGGCTGAGAGCTTGCCGCCCTTCCTGCGGCGGATGTTCGCCGCCAGCCACGCCTTCGCCGTCTCCACCGAGTCGGTCGGCATCCCTTGGGCTTTCCACAGGCTGATGCTCGTCTGGTTCGCGTCGAGCGCGCGGGCGAGTTGGATCTGCGTCAGGGCCATGCGGCATCTTGATACGGCTTTTTCGTGTGTCTCACTATCAAATCGGCTATTGAGACGGCAAACCGCGAGAAGTGTTTATTACTTGAGCCAATCGCAATAAATTTTGCCCCAAATCTTGCCAGTCGTGGCCTCCTCGCGCTCTGGCTTCCAAAGAGATTCCTTTCTCAAGTCTCAACAAGGAGCCTTGTTGTTTACGCCTCTTGAGACTGGCGGGTGTCAAGACGCGCCCCCCTTCAACTGCACATACCGCTGCTCGTAAGCATAGATAGC